GCCCTATGCGCTTACAGAAACCCCACTGTAAAACAGTCTTTATTCTGCGCGGACTAACTAACCCGTTAGCGGGGGTGTTTTCACCAAACAGAGTAATACAGACAAAGCGTCATACTTAAGGCATTCTTAAGCCTTAGATCCAAAAGTTCCTCTATTGAAGAGAGGTTTATCCTCTCTAAAAATGTCAGGCCAGTCCGATCGACCATAGTGTAATTGAAGCTCATAGAAATTTCTATGAAGTACATGTCTTTCCGAAATCTCATATCTGTTCCAAATATCTCTTTTGATATTTTCGACAAATGTGGCTTGTAACTGAGCTTCCTTTTTTGATAAAGGAATTTCAGCTACAGCTGATGACGGATGATGATGTACAGTATATTTCAACTTTTCTAAAGTTTCCATATACCCAGCTTCAACCCCTTTCGGCATATTAGAGTAAAAACTCTCAATATCCTTCCAGGATCTTTCACTAAACGATAGGGCGCTGTCTACATAGAGCCAGAACCCAGGATTAAATAAATTAGAGAGGGTTTCTAGAACCCTCAAAACTGGCGACGTAGATACTGTTAAAGTAAACAACCCTATTAGGGTGTTTGCTAACGGTAAATACGCATCCCTTACTGCCGCTCGGTGGGCACGCATATTAATGATTCCAATGGAATCAAAAATATGCTCCACCAACTGATTCGGAACCTCTGGTAAACTAGAAACCCATTCCACCGCGCAAGCGGAGAATTGGCTAGGACTTACAGAAGGAGGTAACGATGGAGCAATAGTGAATTGCCACATAACTAGACTCATAAATTTCTTCACGTCTCGTCTCGCGACAAGACCGCTGGGAACTTTATCAGCTAGATCTAGAGCATCTTGGACAGAAAGAAGTACATTATGCCATGCGGCTCTAAAGAGCGCAGGGAATAAGTATCCGGATCGGCAAGCTGCTAAAACAGCCCCGGCCCCGATTGGAGAAAAGTCTAAATCATTAGGACCTTGAAGTCTTTTGGCAAATTCAGTAAATCTCGCAGAGATCACTGATTTACCTAAGGAAATCTCGATACCTAAATCATTCATAATTTCTCTATACTTAATGGCAACATCATCGTTGTTAATGATAACATCGTCACCAAGTACAGCATAATTGACAGTAGAATAGTCAACTTCCGCACGAGAACAGGCCACATATATTATTATGTGGTGAGTTAAAGCAAGCATAGCCCATGAGGAATAAGCTCCCATTGGTTGTCCTACTGCGTAACGACATTTTCCAATGTCTTCCACAGTTTCAAAAGGGACAGCCCAATCAAAACTTAACAACTCTTTCCAAGACCACCCGTCGATCCCTAAGGCAGATAATATATCTGCTTGAAGGTCTATAGGCAATCTATCAGTTGCTGCCGAAAGATCAAAACCTGACATTTTATGATTTCTATCCAGTTTGGATAAGAAATTTCTAAAAGCAAGTTGTTGATCAAAGGTACCATCTGTAGCTAGGGTTTTAAGATTAGAAAAGATAGAATCATGGAGCCCTTTAAAGGCAGATTGTAACCACCAGTTTGTTGCTGCTACTACCCGAGCCTTTCCGGCTTGGTCGTACACAACACCTAGTTTTCCTAAATAAAGATGCGGTCGTTCACCCCTAAACATACCGACTCCTACTCGGAGTCTTCCCAAAATCCATTCAATAACTAAGAATGGAAAGGAATAGTATATAGAAGGGTAATGAGCCACATATTTATTGTGTCTAATAAGTTTCAATAATTCTATAATATGGAACCATAATATATAAGGTAAGCCAAAGACTAAATTTAGTCCGACGAACCAAAATATATAACCAAAGGCCTTCTGGTCGTACATCCAACCCAAAAGCACAAGTGCTTTCTTAGGTTCGTGCATAAATGCAAAAGCATCTAAAGCAGCGCACCAGGTGGATAGACTACCATTAGGACCCGATTTGGGACTCATATGAGGAATAAAAGATCCTATTTTGACACTAAAAGGAATTCCAGGTTTAAACTTTGGTTCCAACTTCTTCAAAGTGGCATTCCATTTGTTTCCGATTTTCACCGGTTGAGCGAGAGCAAGTATTCCTTCCTGGATTAGGTCTTTTGAGAAAGTCGTCATCGTTCCTGTAAAAGGAGCAATTATGGTTTTCACAGAAGGCTTAACACTTGTTTTAAGGACTCGAAAGATAGATAGGATGCTTAACACTGAGACTATTCGTTTTTGACTCCAATTGGGGTTAATAACCGGTTTTATATAGTTCACGTCGTGTACTGGCAAACCGCCAT